GCTAGCCATGTAATTCAAGGTGCTATAAATTTGATCAATTATATCAAAGAAAACTATGATGCTGAACAAGCTGCTGAACTTGAGCGCAGATTGTTGAACAGTATACGTTCCCAAGATCCTGCTAAATTTGCTCGTGGTGTTAGGAGATTTCGAAGTGAAGATTAAAGACGTATTAACTGAAGGTTTTTGGAGTGGTTTTGCAAGCAAGCTGCAACCAGGATCATCTCGAAACAAAGAAGAATATCCTGTTCGCGGTACCGGCAAACCTCTAGACTCAGAAGTTGCCAAGAAAGCACAAGAGTTATACGGTATAAAACCAGATAAAAAACAAGCCAAACCTGAAGAACCAGAAAAACAACAGTCAGCGGATTCTGTACCTAGACCTGAGCCCGAACCAGAAATACAAATGCCAACTAGTACACCTAGGCCGAAATCAAAGCCGGCACCAACACCGGCTGCTGAACCTGCTGCAGCTACTCCTCCTTCTGCTCCTGCAGAACCCGAATACGATGCTCCGGTAAATCTAGCAGACGAACCTTTGGCTAGAGATGAACGCATAGCAGTAGAAACACCGGCCGGTATGATGTACAAATATCCAAATGGCCGTTGGTATCAAATACCCAGTACTGGAATTCCTGCACCAGTACCATCAAATCAGTATGCAATATTAGATGATTATGCTAATATAGAGGGACAGGTAGAAAAAATTCCATCCACTAAGCGTAAGAAACGATAACATGATATTAGAGTTTATAGACATTCTTGAGGATGTGGCAACTCATATTGAACACCCAGAAGATCTAGTATTCACCGAAGGCACAGCAGGAGCCCTCCGCGGATTTCAAGCAATAAACTTAGCAATCGCACAACCTAAAAATGTAACCGTAAAATACGACGGTTTCCCTGCTCTTATATTTGGACGCAATATTGATGGTGTGTTATCTGTAGTAGACAAACACATGTTTACCAAGAAAGATGGATCAGGTCGTCGTATCGCCAGCGTGGAACAATTTGTAGCATACGATGCTGCCCGTGGCGTTAATAGAACCGATTTATATCAAAAATTACAAGCACTATGGCCATTGTTTGAACAAGCCGTACCTGCCGATGCTCGTGGGTACTATTGGGGAGATTTGCTGTGGACTGGAGTGCCTCCTGTGCAGGGCACTGACTACGTGTTTAAACCAAACACAGTAACATATCATGTGCCTGTTCAAAGTGAATTAGGCAAACAAATTGGCCGTTGTCTGGGTGGTGTTGTGGTACATCAATATTTCTCAGATTATGATAGTGCTCCATCTGTACTTAAAGGAACAGGTCAACTAAATCTTGATGGGCAGTTGTGTATCTTGACACCACAAATCGCTGATAGAGTAAATCTTAAAACACCAGTCCAACTTGAAAAGAAAGTCAACCTTGCTATTCAAAAATATGGACCAGCAGTGGATGCATTGATTGATCCAGCTAATTTAATTACGTTAAAAGTAACAAACTTACCTGCACTAATGAAGCAATATATTAATTCTAGATTGCGTGGAGAATCTAGAACGTTTATTGAATGGTTACCTACCAAATTGTCTGCTCCTAAAATGCAACGGTTAATTGGCGATGCACAAGATGGATATTTGATCAAAAACAAAGCCGGAGTCGAAGGTGCATTTGCTATCAATGCTGCTATAACGGCTGCTAAAAATAACGTTATACAACAAATGGACAATCAACAGCAATCCATAAAAGCTACAGTTAATGGTGCTGTAGGTGGCGAAGGGTATGTGGTTGTTACCTCAAAAGGGCTAATTAAACTGGTCAACAGAACTGGATTTAGTGCCGCTAATTTCGCCAAAAATCCTTAACAGGTATAAATATTAACATGCGGTAACGCAAATATTTAAGGAGAAATAAAATGGCAATCGGAGTTACAAGAGTAAGCGGTGATTCGCAATTAGTAAATAACGTTGGTGACGGTTACACCTTAAACGCAAATGCACAAATTATCAACACAGGCATTTCAACCCCAATCCAGGCTTATAAAATTACTACATTAGGTGCAGTAGCTAACTTAGCAGCTGAACTAGGTAAGCCAAGTGGTGCTGGTTTAGATCCAGCTGTTCACACACTATTAAAAACTATTGCATCAAATGCTACAGTTTTAGCATATCAAGTCGATGCAGCAGGTTCGACAGCACAGTTAAGCGTTATCACTGAGCGTAGTGGCTGGACTGCAGCTGATCTACAAATAGCTATTCGTACACTAAGCCACACTGGCACAGCTGGTGCAAACATTGGTGCATACGGCAACGTATTCCCAGCACTTGCAGCAGTTACTACAAGTGGCGGTATCAAATTTGCTTAATTAATTTAAGCAACTCAAAAAGCAGGCTTCGGTCTGCTTTTTTTATGGCTGTAATAAATATATACATGCGGTAACGCAAATATCTTAGGAGAAATAACATGGCAATCGGAGTTACAAGAAGCGGTAATTATTCATACGCAGGTGCAACTGGCACATTAAATGGTGTTCAATACACCGAAGTTGGACAAAGCGTTGTGTTTTATGTTGTTGCAGCAGGTGTTAACTTGGCAGCAGAAGACGACGCAGCAGACGAAGCGTTTGAAGCAATCATACAGGCTTTCCCACCTGTACTAGCATATTACGCACACCCAACCTCGGGTGCAATTAGCTTGGTATGTGATGGTGTAAATGCACCAGCAGCAAGTGTGCTACAAACAGCATTACAAGCAATTGGTACAAAGAAAGGTTCAGTTAACTTAGGTAGTGCAACTGTTACCGATGGTACAAGTTTTGTAGTTAGCTAATCTAATTAAATTAGAGTAAACAAAGGCAGACTTGTTCTGCCTTTTTTGTTGACTATAAATATCTATATGAAATTCTTTACTGGTATTACGTTGGTTGATATTACTGCTACTGGAGTCACACGACATCGTCCGGACAACGAGCTTGAACGCAACCAACAGCGTAACTGGGAAACAGTATTGCAGGTAATTGGCCTAAAAGCTCAACCTCAATTGATCGAAGGTCCTGTTTGTCAGGAATTTACCATCGATCAAAGTAGCGGCTTTGGAGAAATGTATCACGGGCAGCAAAAATGTTGGATTTTTACCTTTGGTGTGGAACATGAAGATGTATTCCTACTAGACAATGATCCAGTAGGCATGCTGGATAAAGATTTTGCACAAGTGCCCATTATTTGTGGACTCGAAGAAACTGCACGTTTTATGCTACCAATTTTCTATCCATATGGCGCAATCAAAAACATATATTTTATAGATAGTAGAATTAACGTAAATACTATTTGATTCACTGGCTCACTTAGGCACACTCTTATGGCACATATTGACAATTATACAGAACCCTCAATTTCTATTGGAAGAATAAAATGGCAGAGAGTGAAAGAACAAGTCTTGGTGCGCACGTTGACTTATGTGCGGAAAGATACAAGACATTGGAACAAAAATTAGACAAGCTCGAAGATCGTATGAGCACGATGGAAGAACACATCATAATCATACGTACAAAATTATCAGATTCTGCTGCTGACACCAGTACCAAAGTCAGCGGGCAAATTATTAACATAGGCACAGCATTTGGGGTAGCATTAGTAACAGGTTTAATTACGGTCTTGGTACAATTAATCTTAAAATAAAAATGAAGATAGTAGAACTAGTAAATAAAGTACGAGTACCACTTACAAACGAAGAAGCAGACGTATTGGGGCAATTTCATGAGCGTACAACTATTGCACGTGAAGACCTGGACGAAAGACAAAATTTAATAGCAAATCAATTGGTCAACAAAGACGTACTGCTAAGAAAAAATGAAGACGGCAAAATCAAATATAAAAAAAGAATTTAAACGAGCACAAAACACTTTTGCTGACGTTGGCACAACATACTTAAAAGACTGGACACAAAAACAACTTACACAATATAAAAATACACCCGTGATAATTCCAGTTGGAGATCACGGGTTTTTTGTTGGCACATATCGTGTGATAGGAATAGACAAAGATCGGTGGCAAGTAGAGCAGCAAGATGGACGTTACATACACGAATTTACCAGCAGGCTTGCTGCGATTGTTTATTGTGTAAATAGTATAAAACAACGATACGCAGAAGCACAAAAACTTCTG